TAACAAGTGAGGCAATTATGCAAGCAATTCAAGTAGCATCATTAGGTTCTATTTTTATCATTGCATTTCTTGGTTTACTTTACGGAGAACTCACACTTTTGCATAAGAGGTGAGAAAATTAATAATCAAAGAGGGGTTTCGACCCCTCTTTTTTTATGCTATAATAAGTGCAGTGTATACACTATTATGGACAAGGAACGACTAAAACTTATCGTTCGTAATCTTGAACTATTAGTTGATGGATTGAAAGCAGAAGTTTACTCTGATCCAAGTGCTTACATGGATAAAAGAGAAAACTTTGATGATCCAGCACATTATTACAAAGCAGACTACGACGAGGTATTCAACGATGACGACGGGTATCCCGACTGAACGGGCAAGAAAGTATATGAAATTGCTTCGCAGATTGGTGAAGCAAGAACATCTTTATACAGAAGAAAAACTGATTGAGATGAAGAAACAATTGCGGGTTTTAGAAGAAGAGCTTGCTGTGCTAGAATCAAAAGTGTCAAAAGGATTTGGTAAATGAGTGTAAAACTGATCAGTGTAACTCCCGATGCGGAGAAGATGATGGCATACGTTGCTCGTGTGTCAAACCCCAATAACCAGGAAAACCCTAACTACGCAAAATTGTTGGGTTACTGCATTAAGCACAACCACTGGTCTGTGTTTGAGCAGGCATTTATGACTCTGGAACTTCAAACTACCAGAGGGGTGGCGGCTCAAGTGCTCCGGCACCGTTCGTTCACATATCAAGAATTTTCGCAACGCTATGCTGACAGTTCTATGTTGGCAGAACGTATTCCCCTTCCAGAACTTCGCAGGCAGGACACTAAAAATCGCCAGAATTCTATTGATGATATTGATCCCTTTGTGAATCAAGAGTTTCAAATCAAAATGGAAAATCATTTCCAAGAAGGTATGAAACTCTATCAAGAGATGCTTAAATATGGCATCGCAAAGGAGTGTGCTCGTTTTGTGCTTCCTCTTGCCACACCCACCAGAATTTACATGTCTGGTTCATGTCGCTCATGGATTCATTATATCAATCTCCGTACTGCTAACGGCACTCAGAAAGAGCACATGGACCTTGCAGAAGGTTGTAAGAAAGTGTTTATTGAGCAGTTTCCAACTTGTGCAGAAGCCCTTGAGTGGGTCTAAATAAAATACATTGAAATTTGATTATGGCAACGTATCCTGTTATTCATAAGGAAACTGGAGAGCAAAAACAAGTTAGTATGAGTGTTCACGATTGGACACAATGGTGTGAAGACAATCCCGAATGGCAACGAGATTGGTCAGATCCATCTACCTGTCCTGCTTCAGCTGAAGTTGGGGAATGGAAGGATAAACTTCGTAAGTCTTATCCAGGGTGGAATGATGTTCTTGGAAAAGCATCTAAAGCACCTGGTTCAACTGTAAAGAAAATTTAAATATGGCAAGAAGGAAAAGAGCATCTGCAAAAGATGAACAACCAATTGGAGTTGGTCTTACTGCAAAGCAGATGAAGAGAAAAAAACCACTAAGTCAAGAGTATTTGGTTGATATTGATCCATTATCTGATAATCAAAAACAACTCTTTGATTCATATAATGAAGGAAAGCATATTGTTGCATATGGTTGTGCAGGCACCGGTAAAACCTTTATTACCCTCTACAATGCTCTTCGTGATGTTCTGAGTGAAAATACTCCATATGAGCGCATTTACCTTGTACGCTCTCTTGTAGCAACTAGAGAGATTGGTTTTCTTCCAGGTTCACATGAAGACAAGGCAGACATTTACCAAATTCCTTATAAGAATATGGTGAAATATATGTTCCAGATGCCTAGTGATGCAGACTTTGAAATGCTGTATGGAAACTTAAAATCTCAGGAATCTATCAAGTTCTGGTCTACTTCATTTTTGCGTGGAACAACTCTTGATAATGCGATTGTTATTGTGGACGAGTTCCAGAATCTAAACTTTCATGAACTTGATAGTATTATTACCCGTGTTGGTGAGAATACTAAGATCTGTTTCTGTGGAGATGCACGTCAATCTGATTTGCAGAAAGATAAGGAAAAGAATGGTATTGTTGATTTTCTCAACATCTTGCGTAAAATGGAATCATTTGATATAATTGAGTTTGATGTTGACGATATTGTTCGTTCTGGACTCGTCAAAGAATATATTATTGCAAAAATGGAATCTGGTTTTTGATGTTTAATTATGTTGATGTAAGTCTCCCTCAACTTGAGAGGGAGACAATTGATGGGGTGAGATACTACTCTGTTCCCGATGAAGAAGAACTCCTCCGACTGGTCTCCATTACTTCGGTGACCAGTCATTTTAATAAGGAGATTTTTATTAAATGGAGGAAAAGAGTTGGTAATGAAGAAGCAGATCGTATCACGAAAAAAGCAACTAGTCGCGGTACGGATATGCACACTCTTACCGAACATTATCTCAAGAATGAGAATCTTCCAAAGGTTCAACCTATCTCTGATTTTCTGTTCAAGATTTCTAAAGAGAACCTAAATCGTATAAATAACATACACGCCCTTGAGGGTTCGCTATATAGTAAGCAATTAGGAATTGCTGGAACAGTAGATTGTATCGCTGAATATGACGGCGAGTTAGCAATAATCGACTTCAAGACTTCAAAAAAACCAAAACCCCGAGAGTGGATTGACCACTACTTTGTACAGTGCATGGCATATGGTTGTATGCTGTATGAATTGACTGGTATTTCAGTCAAAAAACTTGTAATTATCATGGCATGTGAAAATGGAGAATGCGTCGTCTATGAAGAGCGAGACAAATCAAAGTACATCAAACTTCTCACAGAATACATTGGAAAGTTTGTTAGAGATAAACTGGAACTCTATGGAACCAAATAAAGAACTAGAAAAAGCAATCGAGAGTAAATTTTTGACTCCTTCAAAATTTGCCTTAGAAATTGAGAAGATTGTTGTTGAGGAAAAACTCAATTACATTGATGCTATCGTACACTATTGCGAAATCAATGAACTTGAGGTAGACTCTGTAACGAAGCTTGTATCCAAACCACTGAAAGAAAAACTGAAGTGGGATGCTACAAGACTCAATTTTATGAAGAGAACTTCGAGAGCGAAACTGCCTTTATGATCGTGACACCCTTTGAAACTTATCAACATTATTTGTCACTAAAAAATCATTTCACAAATCCCAAATACGACTTCTTCAAATACGGAGCAAAAACCCGTGCTAGTGTAACCTCCTTTAATAAGAGGAAAGACAAGTACTGGTTCGAGAAGACCTCTCGCAAATACTCTGATGAAGAGGTCGTTGATTTTTTGGTATCTAATTTTTCTGCCGCTGAAAACCCACAGAACCTATGGATTGGAGAAATTATCAATTCTGGAGAAAGGACATACGCCGAGTGGATGAAACGACGGCAGAGTTCGACCTACTTGTTCAAAGAACAAAGCAACGAATTACTATTGGAGAACGAATTGGAGAGTCTCTTCGATTGTTCCAAGGGTCATCCAAGAATCTTCAAAGCGTATCTAGGAAGGAAACTTTCACTAGAAAACTTCGTAATCTGGGACAAGGTTTTGGGATTTTCAAAAAACTTTGATAAGAAGTTGACTGACCCTGTGTGGGAAACCGTCAGTCTCAAATTAAAAAAATATAGTCCCTTCATAAATATTGACGTATTCAAATATAAAAAGATATTGCGGGAACTGGTGCATGAGTGATTTTTTCGACTCCGAAATTATTCAGGAGGAACTAACTGAAATTAACAACCTTCAAGAGAAAATCTACGGATCTCTCTTTGGTTTTGGTATGATGCCTAAGGAAGAAAAACTTGAGCACATCGAGATACTTCAGGACTTGCTAGAAAAGCAAAGAGTGATGTATACTAGGTTATCTCTTTCAGACGACCCTAAAGCGGTTGAAATGAAAGAGAATCTCCGCAAGTCAGTCGCAATGATGGGTTTTCCCCCTGAAACCGACAT